TGATAAGTGTAGGCGGCTGGCCGGTGGCTGTTGATAACCGGGTGTAGGAGGTTGGCGGCGTGTGAATAAGTCCGAGGGCAGGGCGGAGGGTGTGGATAACAGGGTGGCAGGCGGCGGCATGAAAAAGGACCCCTTGCGGGATCCTTTTCATTGTTATCTTGTCCACTGGTCGGCCATAGCTGCCGCTATGCCTGGAAACGTTTTTGATCGGTTTCTCGCACGGTCCGTTGTAAATATTCCTTTGTGCTGTTCAGCGTGGTGACCTGAATAGCTGCCGGACGGACACAAACTCATTTTCGGTTTAACATTTTCTGTTGGTACCAGCGGCGGCAACCCTGTCAGCCATAGGAGTGTTTTTTTGGTGAATGGATGCCCAAACTGGTACGGCTGGATTGCTTGTGTCGCTGGTGGATATTCAAATATTTTGCTTGGTATTGGATTCTCGATTGCTATTCTTTTGCATTGTGCTTTACGGATCGTTTCAAACAATGCACGCCCGCACAAACCAGCATAGTACCGTGAAAGATTTAATCTGTGGCCTTTCCATAAATGACGCGCACCAGCATTTGAAGTATAGGTACACGGCGGAAACGCAATAATCATATCCCATTCATCGCGGATCTCATGCGTTACGCCGTCCATGGTCTGAAAAGCGCAATCTCCATCCAGCAGTGGCAAAACGTCCTGTTTTATGTGCCATTCCGGGTGGTCACCCGACGGCTCCAGGATGTCGCAGGAAAAAGCGTTATGACCTCTTTTCCGAAGCTCAACGGTCACGCGCTGCGATTCTTCGCAGGCAACTAAAACATTCATGCGAATAACACCGCCTTTCCGTCTTCATTGTAGAGCTTCTTTAGCAGCTGCATGGTTTTATAAAGGTTTTCCTTGTAGCATTGACCTATAATCTTGTCGCCTGATCTAAACTGATACAATACCATGTCTGTGCCTCGATACATTTCATCAATGCAAACAATTAGACAAGGCGGTGTATTGTCCTCTTTCGGATAGATCAGACTCATTTTGATATAGCTTTCAGAATCTCTATAATCTTCCATTTGTCACACCTCCAAACGCGTTATTTTACATCAAAAAAGACTTTCACACCGTATTCCTTAACAAGCATCCGCTTTTCGTTCCGGAGCGCCTCAAACAGGCTTTTTTCGTCCGTATAAAAGGCGCTGCCGATACCGTTAAAAGCGTATGTCACAAGTATTTCACCCTGATAACTTACTTTCGACCGCTCGGCGGTGATTATGACCGTTTTCTTCACTTCTTCACACCTCCATATAATATCAGAAACACCGGATAAAACGCTATTGCGTACAGTATGGCCGGAAGATCTCCGGCCAACAGGTCACACAAAACAAAACCGGCAATAAAAACCGCATAAGCGACGCACAGCATAATCATATCGCACCCGCTTTCCGTAGTGCCTTTTCCAGGCAATTCCTGTGGAAATAATGCTCAGACTGCCTTGTTTTGATATACTCGGCATCCGGATCACTGGTAAAGACTGAACACTTGCAATACGGACATATCGTGACGGATCTACGCTCCGGCTTCTTATGATCCGCTGTCAGCTTCTTTTTGTAGTATTCATTCAGCATCTTTCGTCACCTCCGTTTCATCGTCAACGCTCTCCCAGGGCATCGAAGCCGCAAAGGTCAGTGACCCCATTTTCCGAACCTGATACGATACGGCCTTGAAACTGTCGCGCAGAATCTTTTTCATTGTAAAGACATTTCCTCTGAAAGTCACGGTTTTCTCGGTTCCGTAAACGGTACGGATCCGGCATGTGATCCGGAATTTTTCAGTTTGCACTTTTCTTCACCTCCTCCCACAAAAATTCATTTTGACTGTCTGCCTGTTTGTACTCATACCGAAGCAAATCTAATTCAGTTTCAAGATCTTCGCATTTACGCTTCAGCTGGTCGCGCTCCGTCCGGATCCGCTGCAGCTCTCCGCGAAGCGTCGCGCACTCATTGTCCAGGTTGTCAAGGCTGTTTTCAAGACAGCCGATTTCGTGTGTATCATCGTCAAGCTGTTCACGCAGAAAATCATTTTCTTCCTGCAGTTTTGTGCAAAGGTCCGCAAGGCTGCGGACCGTCGATGACAGGTTCAGGATTCTTTCATCATTCGTCATTTCTTTTCACCTCCTTGTATCTCTTTCCGAGGATTTCACGGTCCATGTCTGTAAGCAAAAATTCTTCGTCGAAGATCGCCTCGAACACTTCACACGCAGCCTTATAAGCTGCTTGGCACTCGTTTTTGAAGTTTCGCATTGCTGCACATGGGCTGTTGTCATAGTCTTTTTTCGCTTGCAGATAATCAATAAGCGCCAGCTTTACCCATTCATAACCGCGCTTGTGCATTGCCTCTGCGTGAATTGCATTAATGTTTTCAAACATTTCCTTTTCCTCTTTTCCTTTATTTCGGCTCTGCCGATGGTTATATACTAAAATATAAATATGTACGCAATAAAGACAATTTGTAAACAAACTGTAAACAAAACGAAACGCACTCGGATTTACCGAGTGCGTCCGCGCCGTGCCTGCGGCCTCTTTTGGAGCCGTGAAAAGTGCCTTTTATACTGTTTACCTTTTCGCCGCTATGCTTGGCTGATCCGGATTTTTTCGCGTGTACCGGCCACGCAAGGAAAAAGAGAAATAGGAAAATCACTTTGCCGTCTTTCCGTAAAGGCTCGCCGCCTTGGTTTTTGACAGCTTGTGATTATAGGCTTTTATAATGTCCATTTCTTTTTCGGTTACTAAACCGTTTCTATACAAATAGTTGAAAGTGTCCCAGAGCTGGTTATAATACCGGATCCCCTTTTCATACTCTTTTTGCATGACTGTTTCAATTGCTTTCTTTGTCATTTTATCGGTCACCTCCATTATAATTTTATTATGTACATCAGATATTGCGTTCCATCTTTCAATGTCCGGCTCCGGTATTTTTGACACAAGACCGCTCCGGATGTGAAAAGTTTTTAATTTGATAAGATCACTTGTTTCCATATGTTTATTATACTCCTATTTTAACGTAAAATCAACTTCTTTCAGGATCACGCCGCCCGGGACGCGCTGCGGCTGCAGCTTGCCGCCTGGGATATGCAAACCGAGCTTGAAGTCCTCAAACTTGTGATGCTGCCGGAAATACTCTTTCTGCTGCGGCGTCATACCGGCACAGCATATATTATATGATCCATCCGGCAGCGCCTCTATATAGGTTTTCTGCCGTACAAAACAGGCCCTTGTCCATGTGTTTTCTATATCATAGGCGCCATATATGGCCGGATCCAGCTTGCCGACAAAGTCGGCAGGATCTCCGATACAGTGCAGGCTGTCCGTGTCAGAGTACAAAAACCGGCTCAGGTTGTTTTGTATCGTTTTAATCTGATAAAATCGCGCGTGGGCTGTGACCGCGGCTCCTATAGCAATATTTACAACTGCTTTTGAGTAGTCCGGTACGATATGATATTCATTAAAGCCCTCGTCGCCGATTTCGCACACCTTAAAAGAGCTGTTTTGACTCTTTGCAAACTGGCCATATAGGTTATTGCTAAACAGTTTCGCAAGCGTCCGGACACCTCTGTTTTTTTCCTTTGTGGCTTCAATTTTTATCTGTGCCATTTCCTTGATATATGGATCACATAAATACGGCAGTGTTCCGAATACTATATAATCCAGAGCTTGAAAAGACAGTATTTCATAATGTTCGAAAAACGTGATATAGTCGTCCTTTGCAAGCGTCAATTCAATCGGCAATTCCGGACCGACGTACACGCCGCGTTTGTTGTCGTGGACCGCGCTGCACTCTAAATACAGATTGTTGGCAAACATGAAAGACTTCTTTTTCTGGATCGTCGGAACATAACCTGGCTTCAACCGGAACGATACCAGGACACGCGCATAAAAATAATATTGATCTGAATCTATCATCTTTTCCGGGACTGCACCCTTGCAATACATACCCTTATAATATGGATAAACAAACCCAGAGTATTCAGTACACATCACAAACGGATAAAGGCTGTTGACGTCTGCGACAAAACCCGGTTTGTCAATAATCTGGCCTTGTATCGCCTTATTGACATAGCAATAACCACCGCGGTAGGCATGGCGGATATATTCGTCCATTGTCACTGACCCAGCCTCGGAATAATCCAGGTCTGTCTTGTCAAGATGAATAAAAATATTTTTATTTTCGCCGTAGTATAATTGTTTGAAACGCTGCAGGCAGGCAGATCCTATTGTCAGACTGTGTACCGGTCCGAACGGCGTTTTTTCATCGTGTAAACAAAACAGTTTGTCAAGGGCCTCGGAAAGTACCAGCACGTCGTTTTTTATATACTCAATATCGGACGCGCTGCAGTCCGCGAGGCTTGACTTGTCATTGTATTCCATATCCGTCTTTTTGTACCTGGTACAGATGTCTTTTCCGATTTGCTTTAATGGCATAGGAAACACTTTCAGGCTGTCGCGGATTTCCACCTGGCAGCCGTGATATACAAAATAGATAAAATACCACTGTCCGGCGTCGCTGATCGCATATACGATCTCATTTTCAAGTACCTGTCGCGGCCTCGCCATAACGCCGTTTATAAGCGCTGTTTGCATGTTTAAGACCTTTAAGGCATGATAAAGGATAAATTCACCGTCGAATTTCAAATTGTGAAAATAAAGCCGTTTTTGAAATCCTCGGTTGACGTCACCGCAAAAGTCGAAAAAATCCTCGATGGACCCGAAGATCTCCGGCTCATAGTGTCCGATTTCGTCAACGGCAAAGGACCATACTTTTGTATGATCCTTGCTGATCTCTGCGGTTGTTGTCTCAAAGTCACAGGCATAAAGCCGCAGCGTTTCCGGAATATCTGATAGTTTTAATGCGTACTTCATTCGGATCATCTCCTGAATATTTTATTAAATATCCTTGTAACAGGATTTCCGAAGCGGCCGCTTAGCTTTTGACCGATACCCTTTAGAATACCCTTGCCGATTTGTGAAAGTACACTGTCAGCGGTTGCCGAGTCCATAATGTCATTGTACTTTTCTTCGGTTTCTCTCGCGCGCTCGGCCTGCTCTCTGGCGCGCTGGCGCGTTTCTTCCTCTTCCTGGCGTCGTGCCTCTTCTTCCTCTTCGCGGCGCCGCTCTTCTTCTTCCTCTTCCTCGATCCTTCGTGCCTCTTCCTCGATCCGGTGCGCAGCCTCTAAAAGGAAACTTGAAAACTGCTCGATAAACTGCTCCTGCAGGTCTACAATGTCCGGATTGTCAGAATCATAATAATATGTCAGCTCGTTCATGTCTCTGTAAGTGTTCCGGGCTTCTTCCAGTGCCTCCGCGGAGGCCTGCAGGCCATGGATGTTTATACACTCTTCGCAGCTGGCAATGATTGATTCAGCGATACCGGAAAACCTCCGTACCGTTTTACTTGCGTGATGCGGCATTGTCTGCGCTTCTCCGGAAAGCTCTTCCAGCTCCGCATAAAAATTATCAAAAACGACGTTCGCCTGATCCTCTGTAAATCTGTATGCCATAGTGCTTTACCTCCTCAGATATAGTCAACCGAAAGCGGACGCCGCACGAACTCGGTAAACCGCCACCGAACTAAAGACCGCTTGTTGTCCGGAAAGCTGAAAATCATATAGTTTTCATAGTCGCAGATCCGACCGTCTCCGGGCTTTATTCCGTACTTCTTTTGCACTTCAAGGATCTTGTCGAAAAACTTTTCGCGGTCCTCGGTCCGGTAAATGCAGCTGGTCGCCGTCTCTGTCCAAACGTTTATGATGTATTGCTTCATAATAAAATACCTCCGATAAGGAAAATTCCGGTAAACGCCCAGGAACATAAAAGTGACACGAAACCGAAGCATAAAAAGCCGCGCCGTTCCTCATCCAGTCTTGAAAATCCGAAAACAACGAAAGCGACGCCGATTGCGTTGACACAGATAATAAAAAGCGTGATAGCAAGCTTTACAATCATAAATAAACCCCCTTTAATTAGATAAATAAAGCGCCTGTATAATTAAATTATACAAGCGCTGTTTTTAATTGTCAATGTGATTTACATGACATCCACAAGCGTCAGCTTGTTTCCCGCCTTTGTCCGACCGAGTGAAAGCTTGACTTTCAGGCCGCCGTTTTTCGCGAAGTCGTCACGGCAGGCTGCGAGCGCCTCCGGATATGTCCGGCCGTCGGTTTCCCAGCCGTTGACAAAGCTGGTAAAGATGTCCGTCAGGATGCCGCCGCCGTTAAAATACCGGCCGGGATCCTCGTTAAACGCGCATACAACATATTTTCCGTTTTTGCCGTCGAAGATGTCAAAAGCGTTGATTGTCACGCCGTTCGGGTGCCGTGCGATAATTTCGTCCGTGCTGATCTTGGTTCTTTCCGAGAGAATGTCGGAGCCGTTCGCGCGCTGTTTCGCAAGTGCTGTATAATCCATAAAAATTTCCTTTCTGGTTTTTGTGACTGTCCTTGTCGTATGTCCATAGAATAAAGCGTGTTTGTAAACGTGGTATGAATAAACTGTTAACAAACAGTAAATTTATAACCTGTCAAAGATCATCCGGAGGACCGCGCGTTTTGTTTTCGGGCTGTCGAAAGTAAAAGCGCCGTCCTGATATAGGATCCGGACTTTAGCCCACAAATAGCCGCTTGTCTGGATCGACTTTATGTCACCGGTACGGTCGTGATGCTGCGCACCGTAAACCGGGACGTCCGGAATAACACCCCCGCGCCGTCCGTACATTTCAGCGCGGTTTCCGTATACCTGGAAAGTGTCGCCGTCAGAGTAAAAACAGAAAAGCGCCTGCAGGCCGGTAGTATCTCTTTTCTTAATATTATATGTATCGTCATTAAGGAAACTGTTATCCGTCGCGGCCTGCGTGTACCTGGACCCGGCAAAGGCCCGGTTGAAAGCGCTTTTTTCCTGTTCCTTTGCCACTTCCTGCAGCATCAGGCGAAGCAAAACCCAACCGTCACCTTTAAGCTGTTTTGTACGGCTGTTGATCCGCTCCGCGATACCGAAAGCCTCGTAATAAGGATTGAAAATTGAAACGCTGTTTGAAAGCATGTAAACCGGCACGAAACGCACGACCTGCCCTTGACCTCTTGCGACGGTCATATGAATTGAAATAAATTTCTGTATTTCGTTCTGAATATAAAATCCGTTTTCCAGCTGGTATTCATCAAATAGGATCTGTCCGACATCGGAAAAAATGTGACTGTAGTGCTTTAGTTTTCCGGCAGTATTCAGCGCCGCGGCATAGCCGCAGCTTTTACCGTTTAAGAATAACTCGATAAAAGCGCCATGTGCCTGTGTTTTATCGGTCATTTCGTCGTCCGGAAAGAAAAGGCCCTTTATATCCTTGAAAAAAGCCTCCGAAATGTTTGTCAGCTCGTTCGCGTACCGGTATAAAAGCATAAACTTTTTTCCAGTCGTTTTGAAGTCGTCAACGAATTTTCTGGAAAAGGCCGTGGTTTTACCCGCGGCCCTGTTTCCGTCGACCATCATAATTTCCGGCGTCTGTCCGTTTGCGTCTCGGTATTCTGTTATATCATGTGCTTCAAAGTATTTCATACAAAATCAATAAGGTCGTCAACCTCTACCAGGTTATAAAACAGAGGATCCAGCTCCGCCGTGATGTCGGAATAAATCCGGAGGAAAGTTTCACGCCACTCGTTGACAAGTTTTGATTTACTGGAACCGGACACGCCAAGCTTGTAATTTGTGTTTTCATGCGTCGTGTCCTGATCCACCGTCCCATGCTCTACAATGTCACGCTGATCTGATCCGTTTTCGCTCCAATTGCGCGTCGCGTCGTCGGTGATCCCTCTGACATCCGTAATATAATAATCCGAAAGCCGAGCGTGTCCCTGCGCGTCCGTCTCCCAGACGCGCGAGCTGTCACCCTGCGGCGTATCAGAAAACCGGTTCAGGTTGGTATTATGTGCCGTTTCGTTTCCGGATTTATTATAGCTGTCGTCATTATCGGTTCGCTTGTCGGTCACGCTGTCCAGCGTTCCGGATCCGTCGTCCGTCGTTGTGATGTCGTGATTTATCAGGGGATCATATTCCAGGTGAGTCGATTTCAGCAGGTCGGAATAATACGGCATGATCTCCAGCATTTTCGCTTTCAGGTACTGCCGCCATTTCTTCGTGTTTCCGGAACCTATCCGACGCGTGATGTAATTATTAAGGATATAATTTTCAAGATATTCCTTATCCTGTGACGGTACCGGATAATCAAAATCGAATAAAAGCGGCCGACCAGCTTCTATCAGGTCTGAAAATTCCGCGTCCGTTGACAGGCCGGAAAGATCCGCTAAAACGTCCGATAAATGCGGCGGGATATGGACAAAATAATCTTTTATCATTCGTTTTCACCTCCCTGTGTTTTCTCGCGATTATAACCGATTATATTCGTCTGGTCGTTTGCTTCAAGATCGAAAAGGGCCTCGTTAAAAGTCACCTTTGCCTTAAAGCCGTATTTTTCACCCCACTTGTCGTTTATTAAGGCAATCGCCTTTTCCCTCGGATTCTGCCTGACATTACGGTTTGCCATCGCGCCGCCCATGCTGCGCGCAATTTCGTCCTCAGTGACTCTTTCCTTTTTATATACTGACAGGTTCGAAACACCAAGGAACCCCAGCGCCTCGGACCATAACCGGATCCGATGCTCATTTATATCATTAGCGACAAAAGGCGCACCTGTCTGAATCGCCTGGATCTGTGACGCGTCAATGCCCTTATAGCCAAAAATCCACTTGCCGAAATTTTCGTAGCGGTCAATTGCGTTTGTGACTGTTTCAACCTGCTCTTTTGGTGCGATAACGCCGACCGGCGTTCTCTGCGCGAAGATATTGACGTCCTCTGTCCGGGTGTCGTTCGCGAGCCGTTCCGCAAAAGCGCCGACGGATCCGCGGAAAATATAGCTGGACATATCGCGGCAGGTATTATAAATAATAACGCACTCGCTTTTTGTCACGTCATAGCTGTTGTGCCGAAGCATCCGCGAAAAACCGGTATAGCCGGAGTATGCCCGGAAGTTGACCGGGACGCCATACACGTCATATCCGCCGGACTGGACACACGGCAGCGCAATCAGTCCGATTTCCGGCTCCTCGAATACTGCCACCATTCCGGAATCGAAAAGCACCGTCTCAATATAATCTGTATCAAGCGTTTTCGGCAGATCCTCATACAAAAAGCTGGACCGCGCAATATTTCGCAGGTTATTAAAATAGTGTGCGAAAGTCCCCTCGTTTTTCAGCTTGGTTTCAAGCTTTTTCTTTGACATTACAAAGCCCTGTGGCGTTCGTGCCATTTTCGTTTACCTCCTCATGAAAGTGATTTCCGGATTTTAATCCCGGACATGATCCTCGCGTTTAATTCGTCGTCTGCCTCAGATCCATGGACGAACTCGGACCCTGTCTGTAAATACGCACCATCCTGCATATTGATGGCATCTGTGATTATCGGTTTGTTTTTCGTCGATTCGTGATTCACCGCATATCCGTAATAATCAAAATAAGCGTCAATTCGGCGGCAGTCAAGGACCGACGGACTAACCGCGACAAGTGATGCTTTCAGGCACATATCCGCGGCTGTGACCGGAACGCTGCCTGCGGACGTCTGCGGCGCCTTAAATTTCGCCTGATATGCGTTTTTCGCCATGTTTGCCGCACCCCCCATCAAACCGGACGCGCCACCGACAATAGCACCGATCCAGCCACCTGTCAGCGCTCCGCTGATCGATCCGCCGATACTTGACGCAAGCGTCGAAAAAATATCAGAAGAAAGCTGGCTGTCAGTATATCCCTGTCGCGCACTGATCGAAAGAGACGGCGCCTGCAGATATACACCCTCGCTTGTATTGTCAATCACACCTCTGTAATTTTTCGGATAGATAAAAACAGAAAACGCCGGAACCCGGAAATATACAATAGCAAATTCGACATTCTGCGGGTTTGTAAATTCCTCCACGTCGTATGTTTTCATTGCCTGCGATGTTACAAGCGCGACCTGTGTATATACACCGCTTTGTAGTTTTTTGTAAGTATAACCGGCCATGTGTGCAAGCGGATTTCCGGAAAGCGTTCCTGCCGGTATTACCATCTGACTTGCGATGTTCGGAGGCTCCAGGTATGCGCCGATAATTGTACCACCGTCGTCAAGTATAGATTTTAATACTGCCGGTGTAAGTGATCCTGACTGAATACCTGTTACATATCCGTTAGGATCCGTCAGCGGCGTTCCCAGTCCGGTTTTACCGGCAAAAAGGACGCGGCCTTGTGAACATTCCAAGGACATTGACGCAAGCTCAACGTACTGATTTTTTGCTCCCTGCGGCAAATAGTCCGGTTCGAGGTTCGCGCCTCTTGTGTCCGTCGTCGGTGTATTCCGGACTATATACTTATCATCAAGCTCTTTTGTATCGCCTAAATACGTTGGGAACGGATCGATAGTAAATTCTATCTGCGTGCAATTATCGTTGATGTAAATAACCTTGTCCACAAACGCGAAAAAGATTTTCCCGCCGTGTGACTGGTTTTTGAAGCTGATATAGTTTACATCATCACAGGATCCGAAAGGCGCGTCAATCTGTACCGCGCGCCGGTTGTCTCTGACAAAATAATACTCCGTATATTCAGCCAGGAGGAACGCCGCAAGGGCGCCCTCCGCAGCTGACTGCGATAAATACAGGACCTCGGTGCCGCCCTTAACAAGCGGCACACCGGTGTATAGCCTGATTGAGGAATTGTAAGCGGTTGCCATTTATTAAAAACCTCCATTTTTATAGGTCTTTACTGCGCAATTCATAGCTGTTGCCATAATACACCACCTTTAGTTAAAATGCAATTCATACTTAACAACAAGACTACAAATATTTTTTATTAGTCTATATGTTAAACCCTCACTGTCAGTCATAGAAATATTATGTAAGATCAAAGATACTCTTGAATCTAATTCAATACTATCTAATGTATAACCAGCTTTAGTCATGCCGCTAATATCAAATGGAACATATAAATCCTCACTTTCAGTTATTAAACCAACACCTGAAAGTGTTCCGTTTGGTACAGTATAATAACCTTTATAATGATTCTTTGAAAGTGATAAATAAATCTTTTTTGTTACGCCACTTTTTGAAAAATTAAACACAAAATAATAGTGCTGATAACCTGACATAAAAGCATCAATATTTGTGGGTGTTGTTGTCATTTCACCTTCATTGTGGACACCTTGAAGTTCAATAAGAATATAATTTATATTGTTTCTGTTTACTGTAGTTATTTTTTTGGCAATAGTTAGATTACATACACTCCTCGGGAATGTACTACTATCAGGGTTGTTGGGTTGTGTTAAATATTCAGTTAAAGTTTGTGAACCGCCATCAGGATACGGATATAATTTTATATCACCAGAGCCTGCACTAATTTCATGCGTGTTCGGGTCAATGCTGATACCGGAGCCGGCAACAAGCTTTTCCTGCAGTACGTCCGTATCGGCTGAAATAACATTGTTGGCAAGCAAAATGCCAGACCCTGCCGTTAACGCATCCTGTTTTCCGTCCATTTCGGTTTCCAGATTGTCAATATCAGTTTCCGCGGTCTGCATCCGCGTTTCCAGACTGTCAATGTCGGATTCCGCGGTTGTCATCCGCGTTTCAAGGTTGGAAATGCGCTGCAGAATCGCCGCAAAGTCGGTTGTATGGATTGCGACATTTACGGAATCGTCCGGTAACAGTGTCACGGTAACTTCATGGATTTCGTTTCCGACAAAACCGACGGAATACCACTCGAAAATGCCGGAAGCAAGCTGCGTATCATATTCACGCGGCATTAAATAGGTCACTTCTCCGTCCAGCGCGCCGCGGACCGTTACAAAGTGCGGCCGGACATGCTGGACCTTTTCAACCGTCCCTGCCCAGGTGACCGGCTGGCCGGATTCTGTCAGCGTGTATGCGTCATTGACACGCTGCAGGTCGTAGGTATACAGGCGGCCCATCTGCGCAAGATCCGCCTCGACCGCGTCCATCCGGGCTTCAAGTGCACGGATTAAGGCCATCAGATAATTGTTGACCTCGTCAATTCTTTCGTTCAGCTCGTCATGATACTTTTCCGTTTTCTCGTCAAGGTCCTGCAGCATTTTCCGCGTTTTCTGGACCTGATCCGCCAACTCTGCCCATGCTTCACCGAGATTGCGATATAAAAGCAGGATCGCACCGTCACTGTCAATCGCGTTTTCAATAAGCGTCCGGACGGTTTCGTCCTCAACGCCATCTTTTAAGGATTTCAGGATTGTAATAAGGGACTTCAAGCGTTCGAAATATACGCGTTCCACCCTGTAACCGTCTGTAAAAGTCATTTATTTGTACCTCTTTCCTGTTTTTGTAATGCGGCAGAGGATCGCTCCGGATCCCCTGCCTTTTTCTGTATATGGCCCTTTTTCGGCCTTGTGACGTGTTTGTGGCTTTCGTTATGCCGCTGTGATTTCAGCGGTTGCCACTTTACTATTATCAAATACAGATGTGGCCGTAAGTGTTACGGTATCGTCTCCCAGTGCCTCCAGGCAGCGAACCGCACAGGTCTGATAGTCGATAACATCAATCTGTACTTTGTTGCTGTTTGCGGTCCATACAACGGACGGATCCGCAAGGTTGACGGCTGCTACGGTCGCCTTGAAAGTCTTTACATCACCACGCGCCATTGTCACAGCGTTCGGTGCGACGGTAACGCCGGTCACGGACTGCTCGCCGGGAATGAAGTATGCTGCAGGCATATAGTTAGAATAACTATAGATTCTGCCGCAATGCAGGTTGTAATTTCTGTAAGGACCCATGCCATTTTCATTCGTCCACATTTCGGTGACCTGATCGAAGCAGACGAACCAGTCACGCGAGAGGATAACAGCCGGGATTCCTGCCCAGGCTTCAAGCTCTTCGTCGGTCGGCGTGGTATACATCGGATCACGGCCGAAAAGTACATCCAGGCGCTCGACGTCAAGGTTACCGAAGCTGTCTACGCGGCGCTGCTGACCCATGAACTCCGCAAGCGTCATGTTAAACGAAACCGCAAGCACGGAAACGTCAACCACAGCGTCAAAATCTGCCGTCATGAATAAATACTGATCGCGCTTTGATGCGTAGGACTCGATACCGGCCGCGTTGTATTCAGTATTCAAAAATTCCATCTTGTTTGAGGCCGCTTTGATTCTGGTAACGATTTCGCGCGCGTTTGCTGCAGAAACTGCCGGAATCTCAACTGCTTTCATCTGGCCGGTGCTGATCGCGCGGCAGACGACATATTTCATCGCGAGGAACTCGTCATATTCCATGGACCGGTAAATATTGTTGATTGTCGTCTCGATAAACTGCGCGAAAGCTTCGTATGACAGGAAAGCTTTCCGAAGCTCAAGCGGCAGGACGGAAACCGGATAGAAAAATTCGGAATTAATATGGTAAAGGCTTGAAGAAACCGCCGGCGTGCTGATGTCCATGAAATGTTCCTTTGCATAGACATAATCACGGACATGCGCTTTCAGGAGCCGCATAGCAACTTCAAGATAGCTCTCGCCGAACTCAAGCTTGCGCTTGAACTCCCGGAGCGGATTCTGGAAACCGTCCATTGTGATGACACGCGTAATTGCGATACGGTTATAAAGCGCATCCAGCCACTCGTTGACAAAGGACTGGTTGCCGGTGATCGTCGCGCCGATAGTCCGCAGGTTGTCGCCGGATCCATCCGCGGCCGGGACGGCGTTTGTAAAGCGTTCAGACATTTCGTTTCTGATCGCGTTCAGCATGTTCTTATAGTTTTCATAATTTGCAGGCATTACTTAAATTCCCCCTTTTCGTCTAATCTGTCAAGGTATTCGTCAATTGTGATTTCCGCAGCGTCAGATTCCTTTTCCTCAGCGCGTTCCATCTTTTCAACAACCTCGTCAATGGCTGAATCTCCGCTGAAAAATCTGTCTCTGTAGCGTGTGCGCCACGCGTCATCCAGCTCTTTCAGCTTGCGTTCATGCTCGATTTTATCGTTTGCAATCTGCTGCTGAAGATATTCAACCTTGTCAAGGCCGTCCAGCGCCGTCATGATAGTATCAAGGTCGTTCAGGTCCTCATCCGACGTCCCGAAGCGCTTTTTGATGATTTCAATTACTTCGTCTCTGTTCAATTTGGTTTACCTCCGTTAAAAATTCTGCGCCTGGGAATAATCAAATCCCGGCAGCTCTCCGCTTTTCGTGAATCCGACGGCCTGAATTTTTGTGATTTCGATTGTGTGCATTTCGCTTGGAATATGCAGACAATATCCATATCCTAAATCCAGTCCGCAATGATTGCCGGATCCGGAGGACTTGAAAAGCAGTGATCCAGCTTTTCCCTGTTCAATCGACGTTTTGACTGGGCATGAATTATAAAGCATCGCGGACGAACCGTATAATCCGCTGATTAGCGTTATAAATCCACTGCAGTCAAGGCCGATTTTATTTCTGGAAAAGTTTTTTATGTTCTCCAACTGGCGCTGATCGTACCTCTTAAAATGCTCATTCCAGTATGTCCGGATTAAGTCATTCATAACCTGATCGCTCAAAACAACATTTTTCGCACCGTAAAAATAGGCGTATGCTGCGCGGTTGTCATAGGCTTTCAGCGCTTTTCTTTCCAGAATGTAAAAGGGCTGCATGTTTTATTCCTCCTTTCCGTCAATTTTGGATTCCAGGGCGGTCAAAACAGATGTATTTTTGTCGATGGACCGTGAAAACTTTTCGATAGATCTGTCATATTTGTCGGTTATATCGCGTATGTCTGCCCGGTATGCTTCTAAAAGCTTTTTAAGGTAATAACCGAGATAAAGACAGCAGGCCACCGGAAAGCCAAGGTCTTTTACAATTTGCAAAACTACTTCCATATTGTTACACCTCCCTGAAAACAGTATATCATAAATCAACAGATTTTCAAGAGTTATCAACACATTTTCGTGATTTATCAACAAGTTTTTAACATGTTCAACGCGTTGCTCCTGTTCTCCGCACACTCCGCCCTGCCCTCGGACTTATTCACACGCCGCCAACCTCCTACACCCGGTTATCAACAGCCACCGGCCAGCCGCCTACACTTATCAACAAGCGCCTTGCCACTTATTCACATGGGCCCGGTCAGTTATTCACAAAGCGCGACAAGTTATTCACAAAAGTTTTTCACAAAGTTGTTAACAGCGATCGACGCTCGGTAACCGACGCCCCCGGTTATCCACCGAGTTATCAACAGGCGGCGGAGAATGGCCGAGGTTTGGGAGGAAATATCCCCCCC